CCGCAGGCATTGGTAGCTGTTAGTGTAAATGTTGTATTGGTCGAAACTGTACCAAAAATTTCTCCGGTTGGTGATGACGTAACTGATACCGATGTTGAGCCATTCGAAATAGATAACGATGTGTAGTTAGATACATTGAATACAAAATTAGGATTGTCACTAGTAATTGCATTACGCGATGTAGCTCCTCCATCAAACGTAAACGATGAAATAACTGGCGGCGGGCAAGTTGTAGTAGTAGGTGCCGCTGTGGTAGTTGGAGCAGCAGTTGTCGTTGGCGCTGCTGTAGTTGTAGACGTTGTAGTCGGTGCCGATGTTGTAGTGGTTGTTGTGGTCGGTGCCGATGTTGTAGTGGTTGTTGTGGTACTAGGGCCTGCTGTGGTAGTGGTAGTAGTGGTTGTTCCCGAAGCAGTTGTAGTCGAGGTAGTGCTTGTACTTGATGTAGACGTTGATGTTGTACTCGAAGTTGACGTTGATGTTGTACTCGAAGTTGACGTCGATGTTGTACTCGTGGTTGAAGTTGTGGTTGGTGCCTGAGTAGTGGTAGAAGTAGTCGACGTTGATGTAGACGTCGTTGATGTCGACGTAGACGTAGTAGATGTCGAAGTAGTTGAAGTTGATGTCGAAGTAGTCGAAGTTGACGTTGTGGATGTTGTAGTAGTGGTATATCCGCAAGCAAAACTATTGACTTCTATTACTTTATAATACGACATGCCATTGCCATCTGCATAGATACCATGTAATATCATATTATCGCAGTAGGTAGATAACAATGTACCCGCAGCTGGAAATTGGCCCGTAGGAGAATAAGGTGGGCAGCATTTAGCTAACAATGCAGCCTGAGCCGCAGCATACTGATCTGCATAATCAAACACGCTGGTAGTTCTTGTGTTAGCGCCGATACTTTGTAATAAGTTCCTATTGGCACCTTCTATCATGGCCATGCGTATGGCATCACCATATTGATCTTGCCCAGCAGCGGCCTTGATCCAATCAGCGTAACCTATTTTGAAATCATCTTCGTAAGCTACCTCTAGACTACTAACAAACCCTAATATACTCGAAATACTACCTTCAGCATTGGCTGTAAATATTCTTGCTGCTTTAAGGTTGCGCTTTTCGGTGGTAAGTTGCCCTAGAATGTCTTGTTGGAATCTTTCTAATAGAGCAAAATCTTCAGCAGTCTGGGAGTCACTCCTTGCTAATAATGCTTGTAGTGCTGTTCGTATTCTAGCAGCATCAGCAGCATCAGTGTTCAAGTTTGCTCGGGCATTAGTTACTGCTAGTTGTATAGCGGCTTTAAGTGCCTGTCCTTCGGGAGTGTCAATTAACCTTTTTTGTGCAGATAACATGCCTAGCAATCGTGGCGTGTAGTAGGTGCCTGTAAATGAACCCATCATATCATTCATGGTGGGATTACCAAACACACCACTACCAGTGCCAGTTAGACTGTTCCTCTGTGCTACGTTATACTTTAATGTATCTTCTAACTGTGTATTACTACGTTCAATGCCTAACAATACACTGCTGGTAGGAAATTGAATCTTGTTAAGTTGTTGCCCAAGCTCACCTATAGATTGCACATTGGTGGGCCCTACCACGCTAAGTCTTTCTGACACGCCCTTGAAATCTTTTACTAGAGCAATAGCACCAGCCGACATTACCGCAGCCGGCACTAATGCCTCAGCAAGATTAGCTAGTGGTTTAGCGAATCCAACGGCTGTAGTAATAGCATCAGTGACATTTTTTGGAATATTTGATAGAACGTTTAATATAGCACCAGGATCTGCGTTGGCCACCGAGGACGGTGAGATACCTGCCTCACTGAGTGCTTGGCTTAGTCCTGGTACATTTTGGTTAACAAGGTTTTGTGCGAATTCGCCGGGATTAAATGCTCGATCTAGATTTGACACATCGAACATGGTTCCCCATTGACTTACATCACTGGTAAACGAACTGAATTGATTCTGTAGCCCAGTTATGTTTTGTTGCACAGAGGCTAATAAATTACTAGCACCAGTAGTTACACCACCAACTAAATTAGTTATACTATTAACTGGATCAAATGCACGAGTAAGGGCACCACCTGTGACCTGGTCAAACACACTCATGGCATTAAAAGTTTGCCCACCGATCTGGAAATTGGCTGCGTTTTGTATACTGGCTAATGCTGATGCTGATTGTTCAGCAAAACTTTTGGCTCCGTTTACTATTTCAGTCAAGCCAGCTGTACCATTCTGTAAGAAACTGGATGCTTGTGACCCTAGGCTTTCAAACAGATTAGGGCTAGCAAAATCTAGCCCTTCTAGGGCAAAATCACTAAAGATGTCAGTGTCTATTAGACCAGTCAACCCATCAGGTAGTTCACCTAATACATCACCTACTAAGTCACCGCATACATCAAATGCTTCGGTAGCGATACCACCGATTACATCATCCATGCCACCTAATACATCGCTCATGGATCCAATATCAAATTCGCCTAAATTACCTAACAAATCTGTATTGATACCTAACTCACCCAGTGAAGCTAGATCAAACCCACCTACGTCTAATCCAGACAGTGCACCGCCTAAGTCAAGACCGCCAGTGAGACCACCAAGATCGAACCCACCTAACCCCGGCACGAGTCCGCCGCCGCCCAATAACCCAGCGCCGGCTATGCTACTGACAACACTTAGTACGCTACATGCCATAATCAGTATTTATGGTAAAAAATGTGGCTATCCGCCAACTATCACGTCACAACTACCTATGTTTATCGGACATTTACAAGCAGCAACATCACCGGATCGGGCCATTGGTTTGCCTTCAACTGTGACCGTACAACTGCCTTTTACAATTGGTTGTGGAAATTTATGCATGCCTTTGAATGGTGCATGTGGGATACAGATAGAGCCTTGATGTGCAGCAGGTTTACCATTTACCAAGACCGAACAGGCCACAGGAAATGTTATAGTTCCTCCTAGGCCTGCGCGATCTAGAGCTTGTCTTGCTGCCCCTGGCATTATTGACTCGACAACGAAGTGGTTTCTACAAATCGATCAGTTTCTTGATCATTGTCTAGAACTTGAACATAGTGTTCACGTAATTTATCATGTGTTGGACACATACTGATTACATGCTGGTCGCGGTAATGTAGGTTATCACGCTCAGGATCTAAACCAAACATGGCTTGTAGTACACCAATACCCTCGGGTGTGGTTAGTACTACACAGGGACGATTTAATTCATATCCATGCTCATTGTGTGCGACTAAGCGTCCTACTATTTCATCACCACTGATTAACTTGAGACTGATAATGTCTCCGGGTTTGTATTGACTGCGTTCAATTAACATTTTGATTTTCCTTTAACACTTTGAATTCTGCATCGGTCATTTTGGCTAGACCATTATAACCACCTTCAACGAATAATTTACCTGCTTGATAAATTTGCGGCACTGTCCTATGTCCTTCATTTACTACAAACTGTCTTGCAGCAGGATCTAGGTCTACACGAACTTCTTCAAATTCGATACCTTTTAATGTTAACAAATTCTTAGCACGATCGCAGAAAGGGCAGTTGGCCTTACTATATACAGTCAGCATTAGGCTTTCTCCACTTCTACAACTAGACTAGCGTCCGCAGTTAATTCTTCAACTACGCTTCCAAGAGCGTCCATGATATCTTGTGTTACGATGGGACTGGGCACTGAGTCATTCTTAATTAGTTTAGCTATTTTTACTATAATTACTTCTTCGTGTACTTTTGGCATTTAGATCTCCGGCAATTCTTCCTTGTTGAGACTATCCGACATTACCCCAATCACATAATTTGTGGACTCTGATTCTTGTAAAGCAGTTTGTTTTTTATTGATATTCACATGCTTGTTGAACCAGGGTATCGGAGTAGTCTTAGGATGTTCTTCTAAGTATTTAATACCAATATCTCTCAGTCTTGTAAAAGCTGTATAGTCTACAAAATCTTTTAAGATCTGTGCATTTAGGCCAATAACTACACCCTTTTTGAACAAGTAATCTGCCCAGGCTTTTTCTTCTGCTACTACTTCTAAATACATTTGATAGACTTCGCCACGTGATTCTTCAGCTGCCTTTGCAAATCTAGCATCCTCACGCTGTACCTGGTTAATGATCCAAGCAGTCCACTCAGCATGTAAAATTTCATCCTGCAGAATTAAGGCAATGATATTACCGTTGCCAATGAATATACGATTTTCCACCATGGCCAAACTAGTAGCAAAACTTACCATAAAGCGTAAGGCTTCTAGTGCATAACTGGCATTTAGTGCCATCCAAATTGCGCGAACATGTTCTTTTTCGTCGACTGATTCTGGATCGACTTCCTTAACACTATTGATTCTATGTAGTTCATCATAGTAACGTCCTACACTAGCAGCCATGTCTACTATTTCTCGTGTATCATGTATTTTGTTAAATTCTTCTTTGGGTACACCATAGATGTTTCTAATAATATGACTATAGCTCTTGCTATGAATATTAGTTTCAAAAAAGCTCCAGTTGTTTACTAGAGCCTCTAGCTCAGGAATACTAATCACTGGACTAAACACCTGTGCCGGTGCACGACCTTGTATACTGTCTAAGGCAGTTTGTCTAAGTAAGTTACTGGTGAAAATATGCCTAACAGCTTCTGTGGCTTCTTTGAAGTCGATCTTATCTTTGGTAAGAGTAACTTCTTCTGGTACCCAAAAGAAACCGCGTGCAGTTTCCTCAAACTTTTGTATACGTGGATATTTAACTTCTTCAAAACGTTGTACAGTAACCGGACCCTCAGGATCCAAGAACATACTGCGTTTAAGATAATTTGTGTGTTTCTGTAGATTGTATTGAGCTAGACTCATAATACGCAGGCCTCGCAGGCCTCCTCCTCTTCTGTTAGATCTATAACAGGCCGTCCCTGTGTAGTTGTTGGTGTAAGCACTGCTTTGACGCCTACTTTATTGATTAGGCTATAGTAGATAGTTTTGATCCCCCAACGATGTGCCCGCATAAGATTGCCAGCAATAACAGTGGCAGGTACCTTGTTGTCAGCGTAGAAAGCAGGGTTATAGAAAGTATTTGTTGAAATGCTCTGATCAATGTAAGCTGCTAGTACTGCTGCTGTTTTGAGATAATCTGAGCAATCACGTTGATCCCACATGAGTTGGTAACGTGTCTTAAGGCGGCGATATTCGGGCACTACTTGTACAAATGACCCCGCTTTGGATTCTTT